GAAGAGCTTCTTAGAAGGTCACACAGATGGCTACCTACAGGCTGGTGTCGCTGGACTTACGAATACGTTCCGCTTTAAGCACTTTAAGCCACTGGTTAACCTACCTAGCGTAGATAAGCCTTATGGTGATGTGATCCGAGGTTGCCTGATTGCACCAGAGGGTTATGTGCTATGCGGTGCTGACATGACATCATTGGAGGATACAACTAAGCGTCACTACATGAAGCCACTAGACCCTACGTATGTACAGGAGATGAGCCATGAAGGCTTTGACCCACACTTAGACTTAGCACTACACGCGGGTCTTATTACGCAGTCTGACATCGACATGCACAACTCAGGTGAGCGATCACTTAAGGAGTTGCGTAAGAACTACAAGGTTGTTAACTACAGCGCCACGTATGGCATTGGAGCAGCAGCACTAGCACGAGGTACTGGCATGAGTAAGAAGGCTAGTCAGACCCTCTTAGATGCCTTCTGGTCACGTAACTGGGCCATTGAGAAGGTAGCTAGTGGAGCAAAGACAAAGGAAGTGTTGGAAGGCATGTGGCTTAAGAACCCAGTGTCAGGTTTCTGGCATAGCCTACGAAGTGACAAAGATCGTTTCAGTACGCTCAATCAGAGCACTGGAGTATTCTGTTTTGATACATGGGTTGCACTGTGTCGTAAGAACGGAATTAAGTGTGTCGGGCAGTTCCACGATGAGGTGATTGCCCTAGTCAAGAAAGGAGAAGAGGATGCAGTAGAAAAGATCATGCACGATGCTGCTATCAAGTTGAATCAAAAGGTAAAACTTAATGTTCCACTAGGTACAGATGTGCAATTCGGCAACACTTATGCAGATATTCACTAAATGTGAAATATTTTCGGGTAGTTGCTTGTTAAATAACGATTTAGACACTATATCTATTAATACCACCCCAGCTTAAAAGGATATTCAAATGGGCAAGAAAGTTTATGTAGAGTGTGAACTAGAATGGACAAAGTTGCGGGAAGAAGACCGTGACATGGGTTCCAATCTAATGGAAGGTTCAGACCAGAGAAACAATATTGAGGCGAAGCAAGGTCTCTACATTGTTAACTGCGTGATTGACGGTGCAACAAAGGATAAGATGGTTGCTGACGGCATCCCAAACAAGGGACTACAGGCGCAACTGTTTAAGGTTAGCAAGGAAGGTAAGGACTTCTACAAGGCCACACGACCACACGTTAACCCTAAGTTCTTTGATAAGGAAACAGGCGAACAGGGAGTTGTCATGGGCGCACCAAAGGTTCTCAAGATGGTTGACGGGGATTACGTTGACTGGGACTGGGAAGCAGACGGTTTGATTGGCAATGGCTCTAAGGCTACAGTAAAGTTCGATGTGTGGGACGGTAAGATTACAACTATGGAAAAGGTTCTAATTACCGAACACCTTAAGTATGAAGCAAACAATGACGAAGGTGGGTTCTAATGAAGGTATCAATTACGTTCACACCAGATAATATAGACGATGGGTTCGATGGTAGCACAACAGTGGTACGTGGAAACATTGTTGACCTCTACGGGCTAGGTTACGCCTTTGCAGACGCAGCACGGGCAGCGGGTTATACCTACGTACAAGATGTAGCTTTTGAGAAAGACGATGGCTCTATGGTCTTTAGTGAAGGCTAATGGCTAAAGGCAAGGTTCTTGTAGACGGAGATATTCTGGCCTACCGAGCAGCCTTTGCCACCCAAGACGGTTTGCCCAAGGACGCGGAAGAGAAGGTAGAGATACTTCTCGACTTCGTTCTTGAGGCTACGTTAGACTTTGTTACACCTGACCAATTTGATGTGTATCTAACTGGACCTAACAACTTCCGTTTTGAGGTAGCGAAGAGTTACCCTTACAAGGGAAACAGGAAAGCAACCGCCAAGCCTACTCACCTACGACATGTTCGTGACTACATGGTGAAGAAGTTTGGTGCAATAGTAAGTGAAGGAGAAGAAGCTGATGACCTCATAGCAATCGAAGCTACAAGATGCGGACCTAATACTGTCGTTGCATCTATTGATAAGGACATGTTGCAAATACCATGTTGGCACTTTAACTTTAACAGGAAAGAGTGGACACAAGTAAATGAATGGCAGGGGGATTTATTCTTCTACACTCAGATACTAACAGGGGATGCAGCAGACAACATCAAGGGTCTGAAAGGAATTGGCCCTAAGAAGGCAGATAAACTACTTGCGGACTGTAAGTCAGTGGATGACCTCTGGGAAGCCTGTGTGAAAGCCTATGACGGTGATACAACACGTATTATTGAAAACGCTAGGTTACTTTGGTTACGGAGGTATGAGGGACAGTTATGGCAGCCACCAGTGAACGACGACAACACGCAATAAGGAACGGATACCGATCAGGACTTGAGGATGACATATCTGTTGACCTTAAGGAAAGGGGCATAACCTTCGAGTACGAAAAGATGAAGATTAGGTGGGTATTAAACGAGAATAAGTCATACACCCCTGACTTCGTTTTACCTAACGGTATCATAATTGAATCAAAGGGAAGGTTTGTAGCTGCTGATCGAAAGAAACACTTGAAGGTTAAGGAGCAACACCCTAAGTTAGACATACGATTCGTATTTAGTAACTCTCGTGGTAAGATAAGCAAGGGTTCTAAGACAACATATGGTGACTGGTGCGATAAGCATGGGTTCATCTACTCAGATAAGAGGATACCCGACGAATGGCTGAAGTGAATAGCTTACTAACACAACTGCTCAATCTAAACAAAGAGCAGCTAGAAGCAATAGAGTTCGAGGTCCGAGTGGCCCTGATGGAAATGGAGGCAGCAGATGAGTAAGACAGTCGTAGTATTTAGCTGCGCTCACGTAGACCCTTCGGTAGACAATGAGCGGTTCAACTGGTTAGGCGAGTTCTTGTATGACGTTAAGCCTGATTATGTCGTTGATCTTGGGGATGGCGCTGACATGCGGTCATTAAATACATTTGACACTCGTTCCCCAGAAGCAATCGTTAGCCAGAACTATGAGGCTGACATCAACCACTACAATGATGCACAAGAGCGTATTCGCTGGAAGTTCAGACATCATAAGCGTAAGCGGCCTAACTACTTTGGATTTGAGGGAAACCATGAGCAACGCATCAAGAAAGCCATCAGGACAGACCCAAGACTTGAGGGAAGCAAATACGGGATTTCCTTCGGACATCTTCAAACAAAGCACTGGTTCGATGAATACCACGAGTATGAAAACTCAGCACCTGCAATCGCTGATTACGATGGTGTCTCTTATGCGCACTTCTTTAGTAGCGGCAACTTCGGTTCTGCTATGTCTGGTATGCACCATGCTAACGGGCTACTTGCTCATAGGCACCACAGCAGCACTTGTGGCCACAGCCATAAACGTGATATTAAGTTTAAGGATGCGTCACACCCTAATGGAGTTATCGGCCTTGTCGCTGGGTGCTATAAGGGAGCAGCAGAGGGATGGGCAGGACAAGCCAACCGAGAGTGGTGGTCTGGAGTAGTAGTGAAGCGTGAGGTAGCTAACGGTATGTATGAACCACAGTTTGTATCTCAGGCCACCCTAAAGGAGATGTATGGGAAAGCGCAGTAACTTTGAGAGAGTTGAACGTGATTACTACCCAACACCAATAGCCGCTGTTGAACCGCTGATCCCGCACTTGCCTTACACGTTTGATTACGTCGAGCCTTGTGCGGGTGATGCCAGACTGATACAGCACATAAAAGAATTAACTGGAGGGCATGGGGAGTGCTTATATGCTTGCGACATTGATCCACGACACCCTGATGTATTTACCTTTGATGCTCTTACTTTGGATTTTGGCGGGAGGGGAGTAGTTGACTATTGCATTACCAACCCACCTTGGGATAGAAAGATACTACACCCGATGATTGCTCACTGGATGTACAGGTGTCCAACTTGGTTATTGTTTGATGCTGATTGGATGCACACTAAGCAGTCGGCATGGTTTATGTCGTATTGCACTAAAGTAGTAAGTGTTGGCAGAGTTAAGTGGATAGAGGGTAGCAAGAGCGTTGGTAAAGATAACTGCTCTTGGTACTGTTTCGATGCTTACGCTGATCCAACTAAGGCAACAGAATTTTATGGGAGAACGATCTAGTGGACTTTAAAGAATACCAACGTAAGGCAGTAACCTTTGCGATCTACCCTGCAACGCACAAGGTGCTGTACCCAACACTGGGCCTATGTGGGGAGAGCGGTGAGGTAGCAGAGAAGGTTAAGAAGCAAATTCGTGATGGGGAATTTAACGCACATGAGGTAGCAAAGGAACTAGGTGATGTGCTGTGGTATCTGGCTAACATCTGTAATGACATTGGGTATAACCTAGATGAGATTGCTGACCTTAACCTAACTAAACTCCGTGGTCGTATGGCACGTAACGTAATTAAAGGAAGTGGAGACAACAGATGACATGGTTCTGGAGATATGTAAACTTCTTAGCTACATGGCGTGAGCATCGTAAGGCAATTAAGCAACTTAATCAGTTGACAACCCGTGAGCTAAATGACATTGGTTTAAGTAGAGCAGATATTGATCGTCTGGTCTGGCTTAAAGAAGACAAAGACAACCGTGGCCGAGAGCTAAAATGAGTAGAGAGAACCACTCGCAAGAACACGTAATGAACCTATTTGACAGGACTATTAAATGAGCAGCAATCAACTCCCAACAGACTACCAATCATTCATCCACAAGTCACGTTATGCACGTTGGCAAGAGGGTACGGGCAACCGTGAATCTTGGTCTGAGACAGTGACACGTTTCATGGACAACATTGTATTACCTAAGACTGGTGATGACACATACATCCGTGACCTTGAGCAAGCTATCTTGTCACTAGAAGTGATGCCTTCTATGCGATCATTGATGACAGCAGGTCCAGCAGCCTCACGGGACAATACGAGTATGTATAATTGCTCCTACTTAGCGGTTAACAACATTAAGTCTTTCGACCAAGCTATGTTTATCCTACTTTGTGGTACAGGCGTAGGGTTCTCTGTAGAGCGTCAGTATGTCTCTAAGCTACCAGAAGTGCCAGAGAAGATGTTTAACAGCGACACTAAGATCGTCGTTAAGGACAGCAAAGAGGGTTGGGCTAAAGCACTACGTCAACTGATTGCGCTACTCTACAGTGGTGAGATTCCACAGTGGGATGTGTCAAAGGTACGACCAGCAGGTGCAAGACTTAAGACCTTTGGTGGTCGTGCGTCAGGTCCAGCCCCATTGATCGACTTGTTTAACTTTGCTATCAACACCTTCGCTAACGCTAAAGGTCGTAAGCTGTCGTCTATTGAGTGTCACGACATCATGTGTAAGATTGGCGAGGTAGTAGTGGTCGGTGGAGTGAGACGCTCGGCTATGATCAGTTTGTCGAATTTGTCTGATGATCGTATGCGTCACGCTAAGTCAGGTGCATGGTGGGAGAATGATAAGCAACGTGCATTGGCTAACAACTCTGTGTCATACACTGAGAAGCCAGATGCAGTCTCATTTCTACGTGAGTGGACAGCACTGGTAGAGAGTGGATCAGGTGAACGTGGTATCTTTAACCGAGAGGCGTCAAAGAAACAGGCTGGACTTAACGGACGGCGTGATGTAAACTACGATTTCGGTACGAATCCTTGCAGCGAGATAATTTTACGCCCAAGCCAATTCTGTAATTTAACGGAGTGTGTAGTACGTGCGACAGACAGTGTAGAAGACCTAGAACGTAAGGTTCGCCTTGCAACCATTCTAGGTACTATCCAGAGTACATACACACACTTCCCGTATTTGACAAAGGAGTGGACAACCAATACAGAAGAGGAGCGCCTGCTAGGTGTAAGTCTTACAGGTATCATGGACAACCAGCTAACCACGCTTAAGAATGGTGGTTTGGCTAAGACCCTACGTCACCTTAAGCAAGTTGCAGTGGACACAAACGCAGAGTGGGCTGAACGTCTTGACATCCCTGTTGCTACTGCTATCAGCTGTGTTAAGCCAAGTGGCACGGTTTCACAACTGGTAGATAGTGCCAGCGGGATTCATGCTCGTCACTCACCATACTACATCCGCACAGTACGTGGGGACATTAAAGACCCGCTAACACAGTTTATGAAGGACAAAGGAGTACCGCACGAACCATGCGTTATGAAGCCAGATACTACTGTAGTGTTCAGCTTTCCACAGAAGGCACCTGCTGGTGCTGTATGTACCTCTGACATGACTGCAATCGAGCAGTTAGAGATGTGGTTGATGTACCAGCGAAATTGGTGTGAGCATAAGCCCTCCGTGACAATTAACGTCAAGGCGGACGAATGGTTTGAGGTGGGCGCATTTGTCTATAAGCACTTCGACGAGATGTCTGGTGTGTCGTTCCTACCCTACAGCGAACACACGTACCAACAGGCACCATATCAAGAGTGTGGTAAGTCTGACTATGAAATGTTGCTATCGGTTATGCCGAAAGATATTGACTGGTCTGAGCTTGCAGACTATGAACAAGAAGACAACACATCAGGTAGTCAAACTATGGCTTGCTCTGGTGATAGTTGTGAGATCGTAGACCTAGTGTAACCCGACCACCTGAGCATGTGATTAAACTGCTCACTTAATCAAAGGAGAGATCATGTACACCATCATTACCCGTAACGACTGTAAGTACT